GATGAGCTAGAAGACACCATTCTTGAAAACGCGCAAGGACCTGCAAAGGCCTCGGGCGATGCGGGCAGCATCGAGCAGCACAAGCTGACCGACCAGATCGAAGCCGATCGCTACCTAGCCTCCAAGCAAGCCGCAAAGTCGAAGCGTCGTGGCTTGGTCTTCAACAAGATCGTTCCACCGGGGGCCGAGTAACCGTGTTGTCCTGGATTTCCAATTGGTGGTCAAGCAAGCCTGAGCAAGGTTATAAGCCAAGCGCAGTTCGAGTCGTGCGCGCACGCTACGACGCAGCAGTGACCACTGACGACAATCGTCGCCATTGGGCCAGCGCCGATGGGCTCTCGCCCAACGCATCCAACAGCGTCGAGGTTCGCCGGATCCTTAGGAACCGCGCTCGGTATGAAACGGCCAACAACTCGTATGCTCGAGGGATCGTTCTGACCCTGGCGCATGACGTAGTGGGTACCGGCCCCCGGTTGCAGATGCTCACTGGCGACTCTGAAGCCAATCGTCGCATCGAGCAAGCTTTCATGCTGTGGGCTCGCTCGGTGCAGCTCGCTGAAAAACTCCGCACGATGCGGATGGCACGCGCCACGGATGGCGAATCTTTCGCAATCCTCACGAACAATCCTCGCCTCAATACCGAGGTCCAGCTCGATCTTCGCCTCGTCGAGGCAGACCAGGTCACGACGCCGGATCTCGACCGACTTTCCACCATCGCTGTCGACGGGATCGTGTTCGATTCCTCAGGCAACCCAGTCCAATACCATATCCTCCGCAATCACCCAGGTGATGGGTTTTACTCGGGTCGCAGCGATTATGAGCGCATTCCCGCAGATGCGGTGTTGCACTGGTTCCGAGCAGATCGACCAGGACAAACGCGTGGCATCCCGGACATCATGCCGGCATTGCCACTCTTCGCACAACTTCGCCGATTCACCCTTGCGGTTCTGGCGGCTGCTGAAACCGCAGCCGACTTCGCCGGGATTCTCTACACCGATGCGCCGGCCAACGGAGAGGCAGATGCGGCTGAACCCTTCGAACCGATCGAGCTGGAGAAACGAGCTTTGGTAACGATGCCAGGTGGTTGGAAGATGGCTCAGATGCAAGCTGAACAACCATCGACAACCTATGGTGAGTTCAAACATGAATTGCTCAACGAAATCGCTCGCTGTTTGAACATGCCGTTCAACATCGCTGCGGGTAACAGCTCGGGCTACAACTACGCCTCGGGTCGGCTGGACCATCAAACTTACTACAAGGCGATCCGAGTCGATCAGTCGAATCTCGAACGAACCGTACTCGATCGTCTTCTTGCGGCTTGGCTCGACGAAGCCGCTCTTCTTCCCGGTTTGCTTCCCAACGGACTTGGACCATTTGCCCGGTGGCCACACCAATGGTTTTGGGACGGTCACGAGCATGTGGATCCAGCCAAAGAAGCCAACGCCCAAGCGACGCGTTTAGCCAGTCACACCACCACTCTGGCAGATGAATACGCCAAGCGAGGCCAAGACTGGGAAACGCAACTTCGCCAGCGAGCCAAGGAAATCGCACTTATGTCTGCGCTTGGTTTAACGGCCGAGCAAGTTTCTCAAACTCCAACTCAGGAACCACAGGATGTCCAAGACGAAGAAGTCCCCGTCGACGATGCTTAAGGCAGAAGAGAACCGCAATCAACTGAGGTTAAGCGCAACGGCAGTGATCGATGTCGATGCATCAGCTGACGGTACATCAAGCGGTGTGCTCCCTCGTTTTCGGATGGTCGCTTATACCGGTGGTCAGATGCGAGTCGCCGGATGGCGTCATCCTGTGATCATCGACTTAGCGGGCCTATCGATCCCATCGCAAGCACGACCGATCCGATTCGGTCACGATCCCCTTTCGGGTGTTGGCCATACCGACTCGATCCGAGTCGAGGCCGGCCAGCTTGTCGCCACCGGCGTGGTCTCTCGGGATACACCTGCTGCCCGCGAAGTGGTCGTTAGCTCTAAGAACGGTTTTCCATGGCAAGCAAGCGTGGGAACCGGTGTGGATGAATTCGAGTTCGTCAAGGAAGGTCAAAAGGTCACCGTCAACGGCAACCAATACAACGGTCCGGTGAACGTGATTCGAAGGTCCTCGCTTGGTGAAATCAGTTTCGTAGACCTTGGTGCCGACGGAGCCACTAGCGCGAGTGTCGCAGCTCAGGCATCAGCAACCTTTGGAGAAACCGAGATGGATCCAAGTCAAACTGCAAACCAAGACGACCAAACCGCAGCTCCAACGACACCGGTCGCTCCGGATGCAGTTCCGGTATTGGTCCCTCCGAATCCGGTTCCAGTCGAACCGGTCACGAACCATCCTGAGAGAACGACTGAGGTCGAAGCCATGAGGGCGGCCCATGCTACAGAACTCGAGCGAATCGCAGGGATTCGCAGTATTTACAACGGGGCACTTCCGCTGGTCGAAGCCCAAGCGATCCGCGAAGGTTGGAACCTTGAGAAAGCTGAACTCATGAAGATCCGAATGATGCGCCCTGAAGTTCCCGCGATCCATGTCCCGCAAAACACCATTAACGCGAGTGTCTTGGAAGCTGCTTGCTACATCAGTGCTGGTCTGATGAACATCGATGAGCATGTCCAAGAGCAATCCCTAGAAATTGCTGCTCGCAAATTCAAGGGAGGGATTGGTCTGCAGGAACTCTTGCTCGAGGCTGCGTGGGCCAATGGATACACCGGTCGATCCTTCCGAGATCACCGCGAAGTGATGCGAGCAGCATTTGGTGGCCGGGTGGAAGCAAGCTCGATCAGCAATGTGGACATCGGAGGCATTCTTGCAAACGTCGCGAATAAGTTCTTGCTCGAAGGGTTCTTCACCGTTGAGCGAACCTGGAGAAACATCTGCGCGATTCGGAATGTCACCGACTTCAAAACCGTGACAAGCTACCGATTGATCGGAAAGGATCAGTACGAGCTAGTAGCTCCCGGCGGTGAGATCAAGCACGGGAACCTTGGCAATGAAAGCTTCACCAACAGGGCAGATACCTACGGGTTGATGCTCGGAGTTGATCGTCGAGATTTTATCAATGATGACCTTGGGGCGATCACCACCGTTCCTAGGAAGCTGGGCCGTGGATCTGGCTTGAAGATCAACGATATATTCTGGACCACGTTCATGAATAATTCGGCATTCTTCACGGCTGGAAATAAGAACTTCATCTCCGGTGCGGATACGGTTCTTACGATCGATGGCCTAACTAAGGCCGAGGTGGCCTACTACGACTTGGTGGACGCTGATGGTAAACCCATCGGAACGATGCCCACGATCTTGCTGGTTCCAACGGCTCTCTCAGCTATTGGATCCCAGCTCTATAAGGCGCTGGAAATGCGCGATAACACGGCCAACGCGAGGATGCCTATCAACAACCCTCACGCGGGTAAGTTCCGGGTCGAGGTGAGTCGCTATCTAGGTAACGCGATCTACAGCGGCAACTCGACCAAGGCTTGGTACTTGCTCTCGGATCCAAACGACCTGCCAGTGATCGAAGTTGCATTCCTCAACGGGCAAGAAGCCCCAACGATTGAAACGGCTACGGCTGATTTCAACATCCTTGGCGTTCAAATGCGAGGCTATCACGATTTCGGTGTGGCTTTGCAAGACCAAAGAGCTGCAATCAAGAGCAAGGGTGAAGTGTAGTCGGCACTTTACTCGTCGGTTTATTCGTCCAACTAAGTCAATCAGGAGAAACAGTCCATGCCTCAGGCAACCTTTATTCAGGATGGTAAGTACATCGACCACACCCCTGCATCCGCATTGCAATCCGGGGATGTGGTGGTTCAGGGTGATCTTGTTGGAGTAGTGGTCAGACCACTGGCTGCCGGTGAACTCGGTGCGCTGGCTGTCGACGGGGTGTTTGACTTCAACAAAAACACCGGCGTGGCATTCACAGTCGGCACCATCTTGTACTGGGACGATGCCAACAACGTCGCGACTGCCACGGCTACTGGTAATAAATCGATCGGCAAGGTGGTCAGAGCAGCAGCCTCCGCAGACACGACCGTCCGGATGCGAATCAGTCAGTGACCTAGAGGTCGCTTCGTTTCGATTTTCAGTTTTGTTTGTGAATCATTTCCAAGGAGCCGTTATGAAGACTTATTCTCTGGCAAGCATGGTTTACATGCTTTTGTGTTTTGTTTCCATGCTTCATGGCCAAGACAGAGTGTGCCCTGATGGCAAATGCCCAGCCATGCAGTATTCCGGAAGCGGATCGATCGTTCTGGATCCATTCACCGAAGAGTTCGCGATTGTAAGAAATCAGGCTCGATCCAGGTCGTTGGCAGCATCTTTAGATCGGTTCGATCAAGTGATCCGAGCAACGGTGCGAGTGACGGTAAGCAACGTCTGCGGTAGCGGTACCATCGTTGGTAGGACTTCCGAGGGCAACGCGATCGTACTTACCAATGCCCACGTTGCAGGTACCACGCGTGGCCGAACCGTCAACGTCGAACGATGGAATACCAATGGTGTATCGGAGCGAAGCACCGCTGCGATCATCGCATCGGGGTACGGCAAAGGGACCAGCGTGGATTTTGCGCTACTCAAGTGCAATCTCGCATTTGCTAAAGATGTCGAGCCGATCCCCATTGCCGATCGCTACCCAAACACCCAGTCTCTGATCACCACCTTCGGTTGCCCGCGGTGCGAGTGGCCAAGCTTGCAGGTATTGCGATTAAACCGCAAAGAAGGTCAGCTTCTTTCGTGGAAGCCTGAAGCCATCGGTGGCCGAAGCGGTTCGAGCATCATCGACTACAGCGACGATGGACCTCGTGTGGTCGGTTTGCTTACCTGGGCTGGCGGTGGCGAGGGGTTGGGCCAATCGACTCCGTTTTTGCTCAGCGCCATGCGAGGCAAGCTACCTGCGACGCTCGAGGGACTCCCCTCGGGCACCCGCGAAGTGAGCTGCCAAATCGATGAGAGCCAGGAAATAGTCCAAGTTCCCTCGACGACTTCTGGGGAACCGATGCAGGTGCCACTTGGGCTTTTGGCTCAGTCGCAGGTCCAAGACGATGTTCTGGATTCGATCATCGATCGACCAAGGATCAGGCCATCGCCTAGGGAACCGGAGGACTCTGGGATCATCACCGATCGATTGCGAATCGGTCCGCAGTGGACTCCTGGCGGACTGATCGCAACGTCGGCTGGCTCGAGCATCGCCTTGCTGTTGGGATTGCAGTATGGAATTCCGCTGGTTCTGCAAGCGATCCGCAACGCCAGGAAGCAACGTGGCAATGCGGTGCTCGATGACGAGCAGTTCAAAAAGCTCATGGAGCAGTACCAAAACCTGCTCAAGCTCTTAGAGCAAAACAATCAGCCCCCTGCCAACCAGCCGCCTGTGAATAAGCCGTAGGTGACCGTGATGGCAGATCTACTACGTGCTGGACAGCAGTGGCTCGCAAGCAAGCTCAAAACGCATGCCTCCAGCACAGTGATCTATGTGCGAGGTGTAAACCAAGTGAGCGTCTTGGCCACGATCGGCCGGACGCTGATGAAGCTCGAAGATGGTTACGGTGGGGTCCGAATGCAATGGACCGATCGTGACTATCTCATTACACCCGCAGATTTAATTTTGGCTGGATCGCTCATCACACCCGAACGTGGTGACACGATCCGAGAGACCGTAGGCAGCAAAGTCTACACCTATGAGGTCAACGCTCCAGGTGGGGAGCCTGCCTGGCGCTGGTCGGACCCACATCGAAGCCTGTATCGAATCCACACTAAGGAAATTGGAATCGCTTAATGCCCGCTAACATCGTCGCCATCGCAGATGCAATCACCGCAGAGTTAAACGGCAATGCGTTCAGCCAGCCGTTTACTGCTCAGCGGCAGTATTTGCCCATCTACGACCTCAAGTCCATGTCGGAATTGAAGGTGACGGTCGTTCCCAAGGGGCTTGTGAGTTCCTCGCTGGATCGATCGCGAGACAACTTCGATTACCAGATCGATGTGGGGATCCAAAAGAAAACTCAAAACCAAATTGCAACGATCGACGCACTGATGCTCTTGGTCGAACAAATCAGCGACTACTTTCGGAGCAATCCACTATCGAGCTACCCCGGTGCTCGCTTCATCAGCGTCGAGAATACTCCGATTTATGCGCCGGACCATCTGGAAACAATGCTGCAGTTCACCAGCGTCCTTACTCTTACCTATCGACTGATGAGGTAAACATGATCGACGTGAAAGTCACCACCAAAAAGTCATTCGACAAAGTCAAAAGCAAGGCACAGCAGGGAAACTTCAAGAGCCTTGGCCACGCGGCTGCCTCGATTCGCTTGGTTGCTCGTCGCTCCATCAAACGTCGGCAGACCGCTTCGATGCCAGGCACACCTCCGAATACTCGGCAAGGCCAACTCAAGCGATCGATCGTCTATGCGATCGACAAGCAGCGAGGGATCGCAACCATCGGGCCAGACATCTCGGTGGTCGGTACCGCAGGCAAAGCACATGAATTCGGGGGGCGGTTCCGCAAGGAACGATACCCCAAGCGACCCTTCATGGGACCAGCGCTAGACAAAGTCAAAGATCGATTACCCCCAATGTGGGCTAATAGCGTTCGTTAAGGAGTAACAAATATGCCAGCCAAACTTGGACTCGATGCAAAGCTCTATCGGAATACTGGGACTTTTGCAGCGCCGACCTGGGACATCATCGGCAACGTGAAAGATCTCACTTTGAACCTGGAAACCGGCGAAGCGGACGTCTCGACCCGTGCCAATAACGGATGGAGAGCCACGGTAAGCACGCTCAAGGATGCGTCGCTGGAGTTCGAGATGGTCTGGGATACCGTAGACACGGATTTTACAGCGATCCGCGATGCGTTCTTGAATAGCACCACGGTGGAACTGGCTGTTATGGACGGACTGATCACCGGCGCAGGGAGTAGCGGATCGCAGGGACTCAGAGCCAGTTTTCGCATCGCAAGCTTCTCTCGCAATGAAGCCCTCGAGGAAGCGATCACGGTTTCGGTGACCGCCAAGCCAACCTATTCGGCAAATCCACCTTCCTGGATGACCGTTGCCTAATCCTGTTTCGTTTCTCTAGCTATCGGAAGGCAATTAGAAAATGCACAGTTTTGTGGATAACTCCCGACGGACCTGGGAAGTTGCGATCAATGTTACGGCCGTCAAGCGGATCCGTGGATTGCTTGGGATCGATCTCTACGCGCTAGTCGACGACGGATTCAAGTCACTTTCGAAGCTCGTCTCCGATCCAGTCTCTCTGGCCGACGTGCTGTATTGCTTGTGCAAGGACCAAGCTGACAAGCAATCGATCTCCGACGAAGATTTCGGAAGAGCACTCGCTGGCGATGTGATCACCAACGCGGCCGATGCTTTCATCGAGGAACTAATCGATTTTTTCCCAGATGCCCGCGCCAGAGCGAGCCTTCGCAAGGTGATCGAAGCGGGCAAAGCGGTTCGGGACAGAGTGGTCAGCCACGCGGAGAGGATTCTCGACTCGATCGACCCGGAAGTCGAAGCGATGAAGTGGATCAGCTCGTCTGGCACCTTGCCGGAGTCCTCTGCATCGACCCAGGACCATTTACCCTCCGAGAGCTGATCGCCATGGGCCAGGCACGCAGCCAGGTTCTGTGGAATCACACCTCGAGCATTCTGGCGATGCTTGCCAACATCCATCGCGATGCCAAGCGCTCAAAAGTCTACCACCCATCGGACTTCAATCCGCACGCACAAAAACGTTCACAGCCAAAGACCATGGTTGGAGTCGAAGTCCTCAAGCACGTGTTCATCGATCGCCAAAGTGAGTTGCAATAGTCATGGCATCAAGTTCCAGCATCAAAGCCGGTGCAGCCTACATCGAGCTCTACACCAAAGACTCGCGTCTGGTGAAGGGTCTCAACGATGCTGCCAAGCGGCTTGATGCCTTTGGAAAAGGCCTCCAAGGGATCGGGACCAAGATGGCCATGCTAGGTGTGGGGATCGTCACCCCACTGGCCGGAGCTGCCAAGGTCTTTGCCGACATGGGAAGCGAGATGGTCGACATGAGCCAGCGAACCGGCGTGTCGGTCGAAGCCCTCTCGGAGTTGGGATTCGCTGCCGAGCAATCCGGAGCCGACATGGGGACTCTCGAAGGATCGCTTAAGAAGATGCAGAAAATGCTCTTCGAAGCGGCCTCCGGATCGCAGTCGGCCCAAGAAACGCTCGCATCCCTGGGACTGAGCGTCGCGCAGCTCTCGAAACTATCGCCGGACGAACAGTTCAAGCTGATCGCCGATCGGATGTCGCAAATCACCGATCCGACGCTAAAGACCGCCACGGCCATGGCGATCTTTGGCAAATCAGGCACCCAGCTGTTGCCAATGCTATCGAGCGGTGCCAAAGGAATCGAGGAACTCCAGCAGCAGGCCCGCGATCTGGGGCTCACCATGGCCACCGATGATGCCCAAGCGGCCGAGGCCTTTGGCGATCGCATCGATGTTCTTTGGAAAGTGCTCAAAAAGGCAGTCTTTACCATCGGATCTGCTTTGGAGCCGGTCCTCTCGGCGATGATCGATTCGACCGTTCGGATCGTCGTGGTGACCAGTGACTGGATCAAAAACAACAAGGACCTGATCGTCACCGTCTTCAAGGTCGGCATGGCGATCGCAGCCGGAGGTGCGGCCATCGTTGCTCTGGGGGCTGCGGCAACCGGACTTGGGACCGTATTTAGCGCAGCTGCTGCAGTGATCGTTGGCATTGGACAGGGGATCGCGATTCTTGGTACCGCGATCGCAGCATTGGTCTCGCCGATAGGACTTACCATCGCTGGTTTGACGGCATTAGTAGCCTACCTCCTCTACACCAGCGGTGCTGGAACGCAGGCCATGAAGTGGCTTGGGGATCGTTTTAACGAACTCAAAGACACGGCACTTGCTGCGTGGAAGGGGATCGGCGATGCGCTTGCTGCCGGTGACATCGCACTGGCTGGCAAGATTCTGTGGCTCACTCTGAAAATGGAATGGCAACGTGGGGTCGCCTTCCTGCAGTCGAAGTGGCTCGACTTCAAGGGATTCTTCATCGGCATCTTCCAAAGCGCGGTCTACAGCGTCGCAGGTTTAATGACCGACGCTTGGGCAGGTCTGCAAACCGGTTGGCTTGAAACCACCCATTTCATTGCCGATAGCTGGACTGTCCTTATAAGCCTGCTTCAAAAGGGCTGGAATCGATTCGGAGGGTTCTTTCAGAAAGTCTGGGCCCGCATCCAAGGTCTCTTTGGCGATACCAATACCGAAGCAGAGATCGCCAAGATCAACGATGAGATCGCTCGCCAAGATGAGCTGATTAACAACTCTCAGAACCAAAAGATCCTCGATCGAGAGAAGCAGCGCCAAAAGGCTCGCAACCAAATCGAGCAAGATCGCCAAGGTGCTCAGTCGGCACTCGGAGATATGCAGGCCCAAGAGCAGTCGGCCTTGGCGGCTGCCAACGAAAAGGCGCTGGCTGATTCCGCAGCGCAGCTTGAGCAAGCAAAAACCGAGTGGAAAGCAGCTCTTGGCGAGGCGGCACAAAAGCGAGCTGAAACCTCCCCCGGGTCGCCGAGCAAATTCTCGTCATCGAGCCTCGGGATGCCAGACCTTGGCAGCATGGACCAATCGCTAGCCGACACCAAGAAGAAAACCGATGTCGTTGGGACCTTCAATCCGCTGGCAGCGATGAACCTGGGAGCCGACTCTCTGGGTGAACGGACCGCTCGAGCTACCGAGGACGTCGCTGCCAATACCAAGAAACTCGTTCAGCAAGCCGACCGTGGTGGCTTGGTATTCGGATAGGAGATTCCCATGCCTGCTCCGATCATCATCGAGCGATTTGACTCCAAAGAGATCAGCGAAAGCAAAGACAATCCAAGTGTGGACTTGATCTACATGATCATGAACACCGAGGATTACGCCACAGCCAAAGGTCTCATGGCCTCGACGATCCCTGCAAAGTTCGGAGATCTGTTCTTGGACGATTACCACATCGTCCACCAAGGCAACGGCGTCTGGGAAGGAACAGCGAGGTACGTCAAATGGAAAAGCGAGTCTCAGTACTCGTTTGACACCGGGGGTGGCACCCAGCACGTTACTCAAAGCATCGCCAATGTGGGCAAGTATTCGGCAAGCGGCTTTACGGCTCCAGATTTCTTCGGTGCGATCGGGGTAACGGATGATCGCGTTGAAGGAACCGACGTTACGGTTCCGGTTTTCAACTTCACCGAGACCCATTACATCCCCAATCTGCTCGTCACCGGTGCGTACAAGCTCTTGCTGTTTAATCTCACGGGCAAGGTCAACGGTGCAAGCTTTAAGGGATTCGCCAAGGGGGAAGTCCTGTTTCTCGGAGCAAGCGGCTCCAAGCGTGGCTTGGACGATTGGGAGATCACATTCCGATTTGCAGCAAGCCCCAACGTCGCTGGTCTATCGCTTGGGAGCATCACCGGAATCGCCAAAGAAGGCTGGCAGTACCTTTGGGTTCGCTTCATCGATGATGAGGACACGACTGCCAAGGCGCTGATCAAGCGACCTGTCTCAGCCTATGTCGAGCAAGTGTATTCCTATGGTGACTTCAGTGGCCTTGGGATCGGAGTCTAATCGATGGGGGATAAGTTCCATAAGGTGTTGCCGGGCGATCCACTGAAGATTCCAGCAGAGGCATGGAATGCATTGGTGGATCTGTCCCAGGCGCAAAAGAACCAGCAGCATGATCTGCTGAGCCAGACCGAAGGAACTTCCAGGCAAAACAATCTGGCCAAGGTGCGAAATCAAACGGGCGTCGATCTGGATCGCTTCTCGATCGTGGCACTTGGGGCTCCGATCATCACACCCTCTGCCAACCTTAAGGAGTTTAAGCGGCAAACCAGCTTCCAGGGGCTGGTTCCTGGTGCATCTGCCGGATCGCGCTTTGGCGTGCTGCTTGAACCCCTCAAAAACAACAGCATCGGAACCGCAGCGGTTGCTGGGTGTGTCATCGTCCGAATCTCTGTGGGCCTTGCGGCTTACAACTGCGCAGAGACCATTGTCGGGCAAAATAACTACTTGCGAAGTGTTCCGCATGGGCCAGCCTCGGTTCTTTGGATCGAACCATCCGGTGAGGTGCGTTGGGCAGTCATTCGCTTCGATGATGCCAATTACGAAGAGATCGTCTTTATCACCAGCAACATCCCTGACGGTAATGGCTACTACCCAGGTGTGGTCCAGAAGTTTGACGTAACGACCAAGTCTTGGAACACGGCCTTTGATTGCAAAGTGGTGGATGCCAACAAATGACACTCTACCCACGTCGATACATCGCGACCTTCATCGCCGGCACCCAGGAGTCGTTGCCACTCTACGCAGCCACCTGTACCGAAAAGCGCTCCGGGCAAGGTCCCAAGCGACAACTTGGTTTTTTCATTGGCATGGTAAACGGAGAGCCATTGTATGCAGTATCTAGTTGTGAATTTCCTCAGATGGGTCGTTACCTCATGCACTATGTGGGGTTTGACGCCTTGCCCATTTATGCAATCGTCTGTTGCCAGGTTTCCTCGAGCGGATCATCGGGGAGTAGCGGTACATCGGGCTCATCCGGTTCATCAGGCTCCTCTGGATCGTCGGGCTCTAGCGGTTCGTCAGGCTCTTCGGGTTCAAGCGGCACCAAAGGATCGAGCGGAAGCAGTGGTTCCTCTGGATCTGGCAAACCTGGATCCAGCGGAAGCTCAGGCTCCTCCGGATCCAGCGGCAGCTCAGGGTCCAGCGGATCCTCCGGATCGAGTGGTTCCTCGGGCACCAGTGGATCATCCGGTTCGAGCGGATCATCGGGTAACTCGGGATCGAGTGGTAGCTCGGGATCGAGTGGTAGCTCGGGATCATCAGGTTCCTCGGGTTCGAGCGGATCCTCCGGTAGCACGGGGAGTTCCGGAAGCTCGGGATCATCGGGTACATCTGGGTCTAGTGGAACATCGGGCCAATCAAGCGGCATTGGATCATCAGGGTCTAGCGGATCAGGATCCAAGCCTTCAGGCTCATCGGGCTCTTCCGGATCGAGCGGCTCATCTGGCTCTTCGGGTAGCTCGGGCTCAAGTGGCACTTCGGGATTATCTGGTAGCTCGGGGACTTCGGGCTCAACTGGATCCAGCTCATCTGGATCAGCTGGTTCGAGCGGATCAAAAGGTTCCAGTGGTTCATCAGGCAGCTCGGGGTCTTCGAGCACGAGTGGTTCGTCTGGCTCATCAGGCTCGTCTGGATCAGTTGGTTCGAGCGGTTCGTCGGGATCGAAACCCTCTGGTAGTAGCGGTTCGGGTTCAACGTCATCAGGCTCGCAAGGTAGCTCGGGATCATCTAGCGGGTCGGGTTCGTCAGGGACTTCTGGCTCGATCGGATCGTCGGGCGTCAGTGGTTCCTTGGGATCAAGTGGCTCCTCTGGCCAGAGCGGATCTGCTGGTTCAAGCGGCTCTAGTGGATCGAGTGGCTCCTCGGGATCATCCGGATCGAAACCCTCTGGCTCTAGCAGCTCGGGTTCACAGTCCGGCTCCCAAAGCGGTAGCAAGCCTTCAGGCTCGGGTTCTTCGGGGCAAAGCTCCAGTGGGTCCGGATCTAGTTCCGGTTCGGGTTCAGGCTCTGGAATCAAGCCCTCGGGAGTCTCTGGCAGTGGCGCTAGCACCAGTGGCTCTGGTTCAAGCGGATCGGGATCGGGTAGCTCCGGGAGCTTGGGAAGCTCCGGCAGCTCAGGCAAATCGTCCGGATCCAGCGGTTCGGGATCGAGCGGATCCGGATCCAGCGGCAATTGCTGCTGTCCTTGCTACTACGTCTGGAACGGAATGGGCTGGAATCCTGTGAGTGTTCAAGATCCATGCCAAGACCAAAACGGGCCCTTCGAAGTGACCTGCTTTTGCGCAGGGATGGCTCCGACCACCCCCGGAGCTTTCATTGGACAAGTTAAATACACCGGATGTCAGGAGATGTTTCAGTGATCGATCCGACCGATTGCCAATACAACCAAGACGGATACTGCAAGATCTCAAGCGATCTTGCCAAGGCACCTTTGCCCATCGCAAACGATGCTTGCGCAGCATGCCTCCAGCAGACTTGGCCAAGAACCAAGAACCCTGTCACCTGCTCCAAGGCGATCGAGTATCTGTCCATCGTACAGATGCCGATCCCCCAGGAACTGCTCGAGTGCGTTAAGCCCCCGACAAATGGGGTCGGCACAGAACTTGAAAATCTCATTGAAAAGACGCGACGAGTATTCAGTTGGGTTTGCCTAGGTTGGCTCATCCCCGAACCAATTTACTGCGGATGCGGTTCGACCAAAACCCGCATGAATGAACTTGGTGTTTGGGGATGTTTGCGAGAAAGAGAAAACCTCGCTTTCGAGATCCTGGCGCGATGGATCAAGCATTTCCCAACCATTCGCTTTATCCCTTTTGTTCACAGCATCATCGAAGGCTACATCGTGCGTGCAGTCCTCAAATCCCAATCCAAGGAGAACCCCAATGGCTAACTGCAATCTCGCAACCTCTGACATGACTCCCGAAGCGATGATGGATCTGATCGCTCAGTGTCCACCTGGACCTTGGCCCAACGCCTGGGGAACCTGGGACAACACCATCGAAACCCATCGCCGACTGGTCGACCAGTACATCGACAACCTAAAGCCTAGCCGAGTGACCTACGCCCAAGAGCGTGGCATTGTCATCGCCGGAGGAGGTTTAAAGTACTTTCCAAGCGTTTGGGTCAATGTGAATCTGATTCGGCATTTTGGCTGCACGCTCCCGATCCAGCTCTGGTACCTCGGGGACACCGAGATGGATCCCTACATGAAGCGGATGCTTGAGCCTTTGGGTGTCGAGTGCATCGATGCTCGAAAGGTCGAGAAACAGCATCCCTGCCGGATTCTATGTGGTTGGGAACTGAAACTCTACGCGACGCTCCACTCGCCGTTTGCCCAGGTCCTATTCCTGGACGCCGACAATGGGGTCGTGTGCGATCCAACGTACTTGTTCGACTGTGAGGAGTACAAACGCCACGGCGCGATTTTCTGGCCAGACTACGCGTGCTGGACGCTCAAGCCTGGAGTCTGGAAAGTCTTCGGAATGATGGACATGGCCGAGCCCGAAGTAGCCGAACACGAACGAGCCTTTGAATCCGGGCAATACCTCATCGATAAACGACGGTGCGATCGCGAGCTGCGATTGTCGCTGTTCTACGCCGAGCATTCGGACTTCACGTTCCAGCATGTCTATGGCGACAAGGAGTGCTTTCACCTGGGATGGCGACGCTTGGGGTCGGACTATGCGATGCCCAGCGCCGGTCCTGGCTGGAACGTCCACACGATCGTGCAGTTCGACTTCCGAGGTCAGATCGTCTTCCAACATCGCTGCCAAGATAAATGGCGACTCGGAGGAAATCGGTTTGTGGACTCCCTGGCCAACGAGCAGCTTTGCTTCGACTTAGTTCAGCAGCTAGCTTCCAATTGGAGTGGAGTCCTCTGGCGAAACGAGCAGCCGACGGCCAGTGAACAATCGGTCATCGATTCGATCCAAGGCAAAAAAGCGATCTACAAACGGGTCGGATACGACGAGCGGCCGATCCGATTTGCTGCCGACCGGATGATCGGCGAAGGTGCCGCAGAGTGCGAGCGATGTTGGCACATCAATAAGCTTGGCGAAAGTGTTGTACTTACCCTGTCGCGCCTGGATCGTCCAACGTGTCATCTTCGCCAGCGCGATCAGCGAACCTGGGCTGGACATTGGCTCGAGTACGAGCAAATGCCCATCGAGCTTGAATTCATCGATTCCTAA